GGGATGCTCGGGTGTCCGGGGATGCTCGGGTGTCCGGGGGTGCTTGGGTGTACGGGGATGCTCGGGTGTCCGAGGATGCTCAGGTGTTCGGGGATGCTCGGGTGTTCGGGGATGCTCAGGTGTCCGGGGGTGCTTGGGTGTACGGGGATGCTCAGGTGTACGGGGATGCTCAGGTGTACGGGGATGCTCGGGTGTCCGGGGATGCTTGGGTGTACGGGGATGCTCAGGTGTCCGGGGATGCTTGGGTGTACGGGGATGCTCAGGTGTCCGGGAATGCCCAGGTGTACGGGGATGCTCTGGTGTACGGGGATGCTCAGGTGTCCGGGGATGCTTGGGTGTACGGGGATGCTCAGGTGTCCGGGGATGCTGAGAAGACGCCGATCAATATAACGGGATTATACTATCCAATAACAATTACAGATTCACATATTAAAATCGGATGTGAATTTCATACAACACGAGAATGGAATGATTTTACAGATGCCGAAATACATAGCATGGACAACGACAATGCTTGTGACTTTTGGGGAGTTCACAAAAACACGATCTTGAACTTAGCTAAATATCATCAGGAGTAATTTATGACCGATCCAATCGAACAAGCAAAGAAACTTGAGCTTATAGTCTGGGTTTGTGTGGTGTTTCTTATTGAGTTTCTTATCTATCAATTCTTTACGGGGTGATTATTGCGGGTTAGCTAAATGAAATACGATTTCAGAAAAGAAGACTTCGAGACAAAACCTAAACACACGCTAGTTCATTGGGTGGTTATGATTGCTCTTATTCTGGGTTGTGTTGCTATCGCAGCTTATTAGCCCTTAAAACTAAAGAAGGATAAATTCTAATGTCGTTCTCGGCAAGGCTATATCTACGCAAACTTAAAGTCTTTCTCACTCTCATATTGTAAGGTCTTGCTTTTGTGATTTTGAATATCATAGTAGCTCCTTGCATTTTGCACGATATTTTAATTTAATGGCTCGATTATGATCTCCGTCTTTTCCTCGTCTTTCGTGAGGATGCTTTCAAAGGTGACTTTTCTGATTTCTTTGGTCGAATCATCTGGTAGTATTCCTGCCCGTATAATTCCATCCAGTACGGCTTTAACTGATATTCCGTCAGGGTCGTGCTTTCGGTTTCGGTAGCTGATAACTGTAATATTGACTCGTGAATCCAGTCTCGCAACTTTTTCCGCTCCCACGGATGCATTGCTAGGATTCGATTCCAGGTCGGTAACGGATAGGGAAGCGTTATTTTTATCATTCAAAGTATATTCCTGATTTTATTATAAGCCTCTAAGTGTTTTTTGGTTTGCTCTAGTAACCAGTCCTCATTCCCATATCGTTCTTCGAATCGTTGCTTGTTGGGGTGTCTGGACGTGTATAACGGGCTTTTAGGATCGTTCTGGTCTGCCATATGGTGATAATAACAAAGCGACAGAGTCTTCATGTGTGCGTCTGGCTTGGTCTTGCCGTCTATGTGGTGGATTTGTGGTGGTGTATGCTGGTTTTTCTCCAGGAGGCATACAATACACCCCATTTCCCGGATACCGTCCATGTAATCCTTTTCTTCTGCTGTGGGTGTTCTGCCTTTCATACTCTACAGGTCTTTTGTCTTGGCATTATTTGTCAGCCTTTGCGATACAATATCTTTTTTATATCTCTCTATTACATCTGACATTTCTGTTTTTCTCGGATCTTTCCCTTTATCCAGATCAATACAACAATCTACATAAGCCCATCCGATGGCCTCAAATCCAGCTATTTCTATTTTTTGTCTCATTTGCGTAAAAACCTGCTCGGCTGTTATTTTATGGCCTGCTATCGCGTCCTCTATTTCATCTATGGTCATCATTATTTACTCCTTTGTTTCTTCAAAATGGGATGCATCCATAATGATCGCCGTATCTTTTCCCGCAATCCTTACATTTCTCTGGCAACCATTTCCTAAAAAACCAATACTTCATCCATTCTTTAAATTCATTATATTTACTAATCCCTATTAAGTCCTCATAAGACAGCGATTTACCGCAGCGATCACAATGTAATGATTCTGGCGGGGCTGGATCTTGTGGGTGCGGCTCACAACCATACCACCAACACTTAATATTTTTCATTTTAACCTTCCTTTGTTTCTTCGCTCGGAAAATGGATTGATACCCCGAATTCCTGACTTAACCATCTATTTACTCCTCTTTAAAGTAACCACTTTTTTATTACGCTCTTTCATTTCTTCCACTATCAACCTTTTGGCGTTCTCATGGAATCCTATTTTAGAGTTATGCCAGTCCATAGCGTTCTTTAGTTCTTGTTTGGTCATTAATTCAATTATCATAATAAAACCTCCTTATGCCTATCTGGAAAGAGATCATAATGTAGGTCTAGTAACCTAATCCCCTGGCTGAACTTTGGTTCTGGTGTATCTCCCCTTGCTATTCTGCGTAGTGTTCCCGCGTCAATATCGGCCTGTATGGCTATCTTAGACAGTGGTTTGTGTCTTCTCAGGTTTAGGGTTAGTTGCTGCCAGTTAATCAAAATAGTTCCTTTGCGTTATTCTCTTGGTAGTGTTTTGGCGGTGTTTTTCGTTTAAGGATGCAGTCTTTTTTGGCGCTTGAGTGTATGAAATATAAATATCTAAACTGTCTTAACTTTTTTGATGTCGCGCTCTCTTTGTTTTCTTGTAGTTTTGCTGCGGCTTTACTTAAATTTGGGTTTCTAGTCATTAGGCTATTATGATAAATCTCGTTATCCAACTCCCAGAATATTGAAGTGTGCTCACCGTAATACCAGAAATTTGCCGCTTGGTACACAATTCCATTTTTCCCGCACCTTTCATCAGCGAAACTCTGTATCCAACGGATATTTGGATATTTGCGTTTTATGTATTTAATCGCATAACTTATTGCCATACTTTCACTGTTTTTTCTGCAATCGTCATGTAGCCACATTCGATTTAGCTCGAGGTAATCCTTTATTCCTGTATTTTTTACGACACTTGACTGGCTTGCTGGGTTCATTGCATAGCCAAACTGTAATATCCCGCTTAGTTTTTTTTCATAAAATACACCAAGATGTATGTAGGTTGCATTATAATATTTACCGCTGTAATGGTTTTCAATAATTATTTTATTAGCTAAATCCCTGTCCACTTCTTTTATATTGAAGTCGTCACGCCCAAACCCTACAACCTCAGTGTGCCCAAACAAAGAGCCCTGCCCTGACATAATATAACCCTTTTTTATTTTTTCTTTCTTGGTTTCTAGTGCTTTCATTTCAATCAAAACAAAGCCTCCTGCCTGGTTTCATTATCAAACCGCTTTACCGCTGCGTCGTAATAGTCTTTATCAATCTCAATTCCTACGAAATCACAGCCGAAGTAATGAGCAGCTATTGCGCTGGAGCCTGAGCCTAGATGAGTGTCGAGTATCTTTTGGCCTGACTCTGCGTAGTTGGTTAGTAGCCAATCATAGAGTTTTACGGGTTTTTCGCATGGATGAATTGTGCTTGTTGGCCGGTTCACGTTCTGCCAAACAATGTCTACATATTCTACTTTTTTATGCTTTGAGCATGACGCGATTTCACATTTGCTCATGCTTGGGTGTCTTACGCTTTTATACCAAACGATTGCGCCGCCTTTGTTGGTAAAACAATTATAATAATTTGCGCCCCATATAATCTGATGCTCGGAAACCCTCTTAATCTCCCCGAAATAATTTTTATCAGGTATAGAATAATTCCAGTCTTGATTCCACTTCTTTTCCCATTTTGCGCCCCCATCACCATCTGTCATGCAAAACTCACCTATCCCATAAGGCGGGTCTACACAAGCGAGGTTGAAGTAATTGTCTGGATAACGCGCCATCACGTCCATACAGTCTTCGTTAAGAAGTTCTATTTTTGGCATAAGGCATCGTCCAGTGTCATGTCGGATAGATAACGGCCACGAACAGGAGTATCTATATTTTCATCCCGATATGTGCCGCGCAGACTTTCCACCCTGAAAAACATGGTTTGTTTAATATCTTTGTTTTTCATGTAACCAATCTGCTTCTCATCAAGAGCAACAAGTGCAAATATATCGCAGCTTTCACCCGTCCTCATTGATCTATTGAACTTCCCGCAACGCTTAACATTAAACGCATAGGTATTCACATTGCTAACTCTTTGCGGTGTTTGCTTATGGGTTCTAGTCGCTTTCACCTGAACTTTTAAAAGGACGCCGCCTGCATCTAAAACAACGTCATACGGCAAACCTTGTTCCGATGGATACGCTATAAACCCGCGCATTATTAAGTCAGCGCAAACAAGGTACTCACCAGCCTTGCCTGCCGCCATATCGCTTATATCATTCATAAGTACATTATACTTATGTTTGCAACAATCGCCAGATCAAACTCATTATCCTTGCATGTTTTCATATATTCCATGCAGTCCATGTTTAATAATTCAATCATCTTCCATGTCCGGTTTTTGACCACCACGGAAGCCCGGTTGGTTCATCGTTTGGGTATTCAAGATTCATTAGCCTGTACCTCGCAATATATCGAACTTAACGCCAAGTCTTTTTTGTGCATTTTCTGACGCCCTGTTTCTTGCTTCTCGGCCATCAGTAAAACCACGATAATATTCTGTGCTTATATCTTTGTTTTCGTGGTCGCCTTTTTTTGGATCTATTGCCCTAGTTGCTGCACCATCACGCCATCCGCTTGTGTAAGAGTAAAGCAAATCTTTTTTATTCATTTCTTTCCTCAACCCCCATTGCTTCGTGATAATCCTCAGTCTTGCTCAGAATAATCTGTATTTCATCATCTGTTGCAGCGTCGTGGTAGATCCTTTCTATAAAATCTGAAAACTCACCTACTTTAAGTTTAGTGGTTGATATAGGAACCCATGTAACCACGCCACGTACTTCCTCCACACCCTCACCTAAAAACTTTTTCTTATAATATGCCGCCCAAGTATCCGGGGAATGAAATGTCCCGTGTGACGCTTCGTATTTTTTTGCCAGTTCGTTCATCATCGCCCAGAAAAGACGGTTTTGCGCAAGACTCCTGTCTTTTCTATAAAATTCTGATGTGATTTGAACTGGCTTGGTAACTTCCATTGATTGAAGCCTGGATATTATTTTGGCTTTGTCGTGCTCATTTCTGATGATGTCGATATGCTTCATCACCACGCCCTCTGGAGTAACCCGCACTTATTGCAAGTCTTCATAGCTTGTTAACCGTTTTGTAGTAGTAAGATTCTAATTTAACCGCATCTGAGTATCTTGGATCTCTTAATTCCCCCCGTTTAATTCGTCGGATAGTCCAGAAGTTGATCCCTGTCGCTTCTGCTACCTGCTTCATATTTGAAGTCCTGAGTAATTCAAATAACATCTTGTTCCAGTTCATATCTCCCCCGGTTATTTAACTTAAACGTTAAACCAGACCGCTTGCGGCTGGTTAACTTTATGTTATAAACCATCAATAGAACGGTTTACTTGAACTATCGCTGTCATTGCCACTTTAGGGAAGTCAGGGCATTTTGTGCTCCACTGCTCTGGTCGCCAGAGATACCCGCGCACTGCATTACAAGCGTCCTTGTACTCTTCTATTATTACTTTTAAATCTTCAATCTCTAATTGTTGTTTGGTAATCAATTCATCTTTAGTCATAATATCCACCAGTTTGTTTATAACAAAACATTCAAGCCGACCTAAAAACCAGTCGGATTATTAGGGTGTTAATGCGCCGCGTTATGTGGTAGATGTTCGTTAATTGCTTTATCAATCCCGCCCATCTCTTTTAGTTTTATTTTTGCTCGTTTTGCTACGCTCCAGTCTGGCTCGTTTCCTGCCTGATCTAGCCCTAATTCCTCGGTTTTCTCTCTTATCAACTTGTCCCGCCAGTCCTCGCGGTCTGTGCCTTTAATCTGGTGGTGGTAGCAGTCCCAACAATGAAAACCGTTATACTGAATCCTGGCCATTCTCCCGCATAGACACTTGATCCCGCCCTGTGCTTTTACTGTGGATTTCCAGCCACACTCACAACGGGTTGCGCCTGCTAATAGTGGGGTTGTGCATTCAGGGCAACGGTTATCCACGTTCTACCTCCTGCTGTCCAAGTTCGCCAACGTATTGGGCGCATTTAGTTGCGTTGAATAGTGTCGCCGGTCTTAGGTAGGGTTCCATTTTTTCGTCGGTTCCCCACTCCCTGCACTTTTTAGCTATCACCTGCCGAAGTTGTGTTTTTGAATATTCTTTTAGTCTTGCAGAAATCATGGATAGATTTGATTTAACAGGCTGGTAGTTGCGCCCTGTTTTTTCGTTAAGGAAATTCAATATTTCTAATTCGTCGGGTTTGCCCGACATAAGTGTTTTAGATGGATCTGTATATGTATATGCATCTGTATGGGTCTTCTGCGGTCCACTGCGGTCTACATTGTCCACATTTTTATTTTTATTCCTGTATTCCCGTTGCTTTTCGGTCTTGTATGCGCGCCTTTCTTCTTCGTTGCGTATTGCTCGATACTTCCCGTGATTGAGAAGACGCCAGCCCCCTTCGATTTCCTCTATCCTGCGCCCTTCGTGGTCTTTGGTTCTACTGTATGGGTCTGGTGACATAAACTTTTTTAAGGCTTTCTCTGCGTTCTCAATAGGCACTGATGCATATTTGGCTAGCCCTGGGATGCTTGCGAATACCCTACCGTTTTTGTCACACATAGCTAACATTGTGATCCATACGACTCTAATGTCTGAGTCTTCGCACCATATTGTTGAGGCAGTAATTGAAGAAAATAACTTTGTGAATGTGTGGCTCATATCTATCCCTTATATATTCAATATGTCCACTGTAGACAATTTAGTCCACACTGTCAACATATCTGCTTTATTCATCTTCAGGCCCCCATTTTTTTAATATTTCCCGCCCTCTTTTTAACACCTCTTGCGGATCTCTTAATGATTCAGGCAGCTCTATCTCCACTAAACCCATAATCTCCTGATGTACTTCGTCTGATACCTGATCGCCTGTTTCGATATCAATGAGGGTTCCATCCTGAAAGTTAAGGTATGTTTTAAAGTTAACCCCGAATAATGCGTCTTTATGGGGAGATTCGCAGACAGATAATATTTCGCCGCCGTCTATTTCTATTAATTTTTCCAGTATTCTGTGCATATCTATCTCCTGTTTAATTTAAAGGGATCTCTCCCAAGGGTGGATAGGGGTAAGGGTTTAGCCTTAGTTGCCTATCACCATATCCATATTACTTATCTGTAAAGGTACTTAGAAGAAAGGTTGATTGCTACCCCGATTCTCCACGATAACAGTCTTCTCGCTTTCATGGTCGGGACGATTGGTGACTGTCCAACCGGCTAAACCAACCTCTCATCTAAATACCCTTACCCGTAATACTAATATCCGCAAAACGGTGTTAACTTATCCGCTTATGGCCTTGTGTCTGCTCCAGAATCTTACCTAACTTTAAAATGAAAACTTGCTTTCCTTCTGGGGCGCCCCACTCGATAATGCCAAGCGAAGAATAAAGCCCCTTACATTCGACCAACATTGTCGGAGAATCCTTTGAATATCCATTTCTAAACTGGATCACATCATAGCTTTTGTTGATAAGCCGCCTATTCCAGTAAGGCTTTATTTCGCGGTATTCCTCGCGCTTTTCGCCGCTGGCTATCATGTCAAACCATTTTTTCTTTAAAGTTAAGTGCAAAACCTTCATCACATTCCACCTATAAAAACCTCTGCTTTTGTACCTCAGTAACACTCTGGATACGTCAACCTGCGCCTCAAGGGTGTATCGGCGCGACTGGTGTTTTCTTCCTGGCGGGCCATTCAACCCCACTGCTAACGGGAGGAGTCCGGCGACTTATAGATAAATATCTATGGAATAACGGAAATATATAGGTTAAGATAATGGTAGTTGTTTGCATTCCGGTTAGTCGCATAACCAAGATATGACATATCTATAAACCTGTCAATAGGGGGTCTCAATCGAGGCTCCCTTCTTTTTTGTCGCACTTACTGGCATTACAACTTAAACATAGAAATCTTAGATTATTTATGTTGTCTGTTCCGCCTTTCGATAAAGGATATATGTGATCGATTGTAATGTTATCTGCGCTACCACAAACAGCACATATATAGTCATGACCCAAATCAAGCATTTGTAGTGTTAGCCTGGCTTTATTCGCAGCAAACTCCCTGCGCCTTACCTTTATGGCTTCCCACTAGAAGCGCAATTAACCCGGCTTATGTCGGGTTTTTTGTGCCTTATGGTTTGCTGCAATCCTTAAAAATATATCAATGGAGAAGTCTCCTGATTTTCAGTTGCGCCAACGTCTGAGAGGTATTCTTTAGTGATCCAGCGTCCCTTTTTGTTTTTAGACATACCTTTTTCTCTCATTTCCTCGATAGGCAGACATTTTCTGCGGTCTTTCTTAAAAGATCCGGTTCTGTGCTTATCGAATGCATGCGTAGAATTAAACACCTCATAACATGCTGTGCATTGACATATATCTGACCCGTTGGGTAGTAATTTACTCATTTCTTCAACCTATAACCTATAGTTTTAATCACCCCGATTTCATCCAATACGGGCTTAGTTGGTGCCTCTTTCCCGCCTATCATGCGATTGAGTTGCGACCTATCCATATCTAAATGCCTAGCAAATTCCGCCTGGCTTTTGTAGTGCTTATTAATATGTCGCTTTAGCCTTGTTATTACATTATCAAACGTCATTTATTTGTCCCCTTCGTTTTATTGTAGTATAAGGGAAATATTGTTAATGTCAATATATAATCTCAACATTGTTGATATATTTTCTTGACATTGGTTTGATGTTGGCTTAAGCTTAATCTCAACAGTTACAGATTAATAACTAGAGGAAACAAAATGAAAAAATTAGTAGAACAAGTAGAGGGCGAAGGTTTTGAGGCATTAATGGGTGAAGCGATCACCGTGTTTTGCCTGAATTACATTTATACAGGAAAGCTTGTCGGCGTGAATGATACCTGTATTTTGCTGGATGAACCAAAAATCGTCTATGAAACCGGATCATTTGAAGATGACGCATGGAAAGACGCGCAAAAACTCCCTAATCAATTATACATCCAGACCGGATGCGTTGAATCATTTGGAATTATTAAATGATTAGGGGAAAAAAACAAAAGTGGTCGCGGTCGCGGTCGCTGTCGGGGTCGGGGTCGTGGTCGTGGTCGGGGTCGTGGTCGCGGTCGTGGTCGCGGTCGCGGTCGCTGTCGGGGTCGGGGTCGTGGTCGTGGTCGTGGTCGGGGTCGTGGTCGCGGTCGAGGTCGCGGTCGCGGTCGCTGTCGGGGTCGCTGTCGGGGTCGCTGTCGCGGTCGCTGTCGCGGTCGCTGTCGGGGTCGTGGTCGCTGTCGGGGTCTACCCAATGATTAGGGGTAAAAGGCAAAAGTTGTCTAGGTCTAGGTCTGGGTCTAGGTCTAGGTCTAGGTCTTGGTCTGGGTCTGGGTCTGGGTCTTGGTCTGGGTCTGGGTCTTGGTCTTGGTCTTGGTCTTTGTCTTTGTCTGGGTCTGTGGGATGGTTGACGTTACCAGAGTATTACTGAGTAGCAATCCAGACCAGAACCATTGCAGATCATTTAATTCTGGTATGCCCTTCTCTTTTCTGATCTCCTTAAGTCTGTTTTCTGTGTAAGCACTTCTCATATCACTCTCCATTATCTTTGGTGGGGCTTGATTGTTTAAGCTTCTCGGCGCATTCATCACTACACGCTACCCAGGTAATATCAATTCTCCCGCAATTATCACACTCTAGTTTTGAGTAGTTTGACCATGACTTATTCCACGTTTCCTCTTTTCCGCAATTAGAGCACGTCCAGAGCCTTTTTGATGGTGCATATATATCTTCACTTATTTCCCTTCTCATGAAATCGTCACTTGTCTTATGAGTGCATTGCTTATACATATCACTCTCCATTATCTTTGGCGGGGTTATTCAATGCCCGATTTCTTTTAATTTGGCACATAAATCATTATCGCAAAGAGGATTTTTTAAACTGATGCTAGATGAATCACCAATCACAAACTCAAGCCACTCCTTGAACTCTTCTTTTGAGTGGCTTGGGAGCATCTTCTCATCAACACTTATTACTATTAAAGACATAGCACTCTCCTATTAAGGTTTATTCTTAAAGCCATCCCTTACCCATCGACGGACAGACAGTTCACAGCCCATTGTTAGACAGACACAATTTGCCATACCTAAATATGTAGCTCTGGCTTTGCATCCGCAGCAGCACCGTCTACGGCTTTTAGGATCTGCTTTCCCCATGTATCGCTGATGCTCTGTTACTGATCCGAATTGCCCGAAGCTCATCCTTCTGTCTCCTTTGGCGGCCATATATTGCAGTGATTTATAATGTCTGCAGTATTGATCCTGATTCTTCTAAAACCTTCTGGCGTCCGCATTTCTTCGCCTATTTTCAGGCTTTCACCATTATCGTTTTCTATTTCGCTAAAGATCATCCCGTTTTCATCCTGATTATCAATTATGATATTTATAGCCGCGTCCTCCTCCTTATGGCTGTAAAGATCATCATTAAGCCTATTAAGACCTTTAATCGCTGTGTCCATTAAATCTATTATTTTCTTTAGCCCTTCTTCTCTGTTTGTGTAATTCATCCTTCTGTCTCCTTTGGCTCTATTTACATTAATGTGACCCTGTTTTTCTTGGGGAACAGAACCATACTTGCGATCGGAAAATCTACTTCATCATCAAATTTCGGTCTTTCTCCGTTAATCTGAACAGCCTTATTTTGCAACCATCTTTTTAACTCGCTATTTGTGGCCTTGCCTTTTCTTTCTCTGCTCATAAAATGGCAGACTGTGTTTAATTCTTTTAAAAAGTCCCAATAAGTCATAATCTATTTATCCTTTGGTGGTTCTGGCACAAAGCAAGAAGATATACTGTACCCACCTGTACCATTCTCAATAAATGACTCATACACCCATCCGCCAATGACGCGCATTACCGTACAACCTTCATTTATGTGTATTACTTCGTGAAGCTTCAATAAATATAAGTCTTCCATATCATTCACCTGTTTTGCCAGACACCAAAATTTTAATGGTTGTTTTATCTTTCATGATAATCTCCACAAAATTTCACGTTTCTACGCTTTGATTTAACGACTCGGTTAAAACGGCTTGAATCTTTATTCCTGCATATAAAGATCCCGTGTACCTCAGAGGGTGAAATGTGCTTGCACAACTCGCAATCGGTTACTTTCTCGGCCATTTTATTATCTCCACATCAGTTTTCCCGAACTTCTCTGATAATTCCACGATGAAATCGGCCAAGTCAGGGATTTCTTGCTTAATGCGGCTCCAATACTCGCGCTTTTGTTTTGGCGTCATTCTGGACGAGTTCACCCGCTTATCTCCCTGGAAGCCTCTATGACTTCTTTAATCGTACATTTAGCCAGCTTTGCAATAATCCTGGCGTGTTCGCTTCGTTCGCCCGGCGCGGTATGTGGCAACCCTCTCTTAAAGTATTCGTTTAAAGAGGATTGTCTGATCCCTAGCGCATCAGCAACGGCAACCTGTCCCCCTGCCTTTTTAAATAGTTTAAATAGTTTTAAATGGTCATATTTCATGTATATTCCCCTAATTGGTTTAGTATAGTATAGGTAATAGCTGTAAAATAATCAAGAAATATTATTGACTTTACCTATAATTTAACCTAAGATTAATTACACATTAGGAGGACGTATGAGCGAAGAAACCAAAACACATTATAGGAAGGCGTTTAAATCACCGTATCTGAGTAGTGCTGATATTGTTGATCCTACAGTTTTGACGATTAAGCATGTAAAGCTTGAGCTGGATAAAACCAAAAAAACAAAAGATTTCCATAATACAGCTTATTTCAATCAATCAGAACTACGACCGGGCGAACCATTAAAGCCGATGATCCTTAATGTTTACAATTCTAAAGTTGTTTGCAATATGACCGGATCAAAGTTTATTGATGACTGGAATAATGTCCCTGTGACCGTATACGTCGAAAGTAATGTAAGGTTTGGCAGAGATACCGTAGAAGGGCTACGGTTGAGCACAGAGCCACCAGCCACCCGCAGAAAATTACAAAGGAATACGCAGCAGTGGAATAACGCTATAGCGGCTTATAAGCGTGATGGCAATCTTGACGCTGTGGTGGCGCGTGTAGACGTTTCCGATGAAGATGTGCAGCTTATCAAAGAGCAAGCTAATAATGTGGCATGACATCGAACAGAACACGGATGAATGGCTAGATTTAAGAGCCGGTAAAATAACCGGCTCGAGTATAGGAAAAATAATGGCCAACTATGGGAAATCCTTCGGAGAACCAGCCAAAAAATTAGCTGTTTCTATTGCTCGTGAGCAAGCAACAGGAAAAAGAAGCTTGATTGAACAATACAGTAACAAACATATGGAACGCGGCCACGAACAAGAGCCAATTGCAAGACGCATATATGAAGATCAGTATTTTACAGAAGTTACAAATGGTGGTTTTTTTGATTGCGGTTATACCGGCTGTTCACCAGACGGACTTATTCTAAACGAAGGCGTTATAGAGATTAAGTCTGTTGTCGATCATATTCATTATGCAAATATAGTAAGGGGAAGTTTTGACCCTACTTATAAGTGGCAGCTTGCATTTAATCTTAAAAATTCAAACAGAGAATGGATTGATTTTGTTAGTTTTTGCGCCGACTTTCCAGAAAAAACAAAACTATACGTGCATCGCACATATAAAGGTGAATTTAATGATTTATTTGAAATGATGAATAAAAGGATCGACGAATTTCTTAAGTTGATTAATGAGGCTAAATTAATAATCGAGGGTTGAGAGGATGGCAAGAGGCATAAACAAAGTAATTTTAATCGGCAACCTGGGAAAAGATCCCGAGGTGCGCTATTCGCCGAATGGTGCAGCGGTAGCAAACTGCACTATTGCAACATCTGAAAGCTGGAAAGATAAGAATACTGGCGAACAGGTCGAAAAAACCGAATGGCACAGGGTTGTATTTTTTAAACGTCTTGCCGAGGTGGTTGGTGAGTACTTAAAAAAAGGCTCTAAGGTTTACATCGAAGGCAAGCTACAAACGCGGAAATGGCAAGACAAGGAAGGCAAAGACCGCTACACCACTGAAATAGTGGCAAATGAGATGCAAATGCTAGATAGCCGAAGCTTGCCGCCACAAGACAGACATAACCAGCAAAAAAGCGATGGTTATGCACCTGATAACTCAGTTAATCAGAATGATGGTGATTTTGACGACGACATACCATTTTGACCCTTACCATAGAGGTGAATTATGAGCTTTGAAAAAGCAGAATCTAACTACCTGAACGAACCATACAAGCAGTCATTAAGCGATGCAGAAGACGAGCTTATGAAGGACAAGGAGACGCTCAGAGACGCCGTATTGACGCAGTTCTCGCAAGAGTATACCGATTATCTGTATGAGGGGATCGTGGCTTGCAGGAAGGGTGATAACGCTATGGCCGGTCATTACTTTAATAGAATGGTCAACACAGCCATTGAAAAGGAGTTAGATCATGACATTTGAGGACAAAATGAAGGCTGTTAGAGGGCTGCTAAAGAACTATTATCAAGATATCTACGCGAAGCAAAACGCACTGTGTGAAGCGGCCTCAAACAATGAACCAACCGAGGATCTAAGCATTGAACTATTCAACTCAGTAAGTGAGTTTGAAAGGGTATCGAAGGATATTATTAAAAGCTGATGAAGCCCTGACAAGGTGGAGGCAATAGAACTGTGGCAAGCTAAAGTAAGGGATATATACCTTGCGGAAGGGTCTCTACTGACGATAGAGACTAGGAGAGGATGGGTTAAAGGGTCAGACTTGCCGCCCTTGACCAAGGGGGATGATCGTCAATCATCGGGAAGACGCTCCCAAGGCTCCCCGGCCACTTACAATGGCATGAAGGAGTGTAATCCGGACTTGACCGGATACTGGTCTGTATCTCCCGATTGCCACCCATTTAACAAAAGGTAAATAGATATGAGCGACAGAATATATAGAGAGGTACACATTAATATGAGCACCAAAAGACTCAGTGACATGCTGTATTGGTGCGTAATGCTAAAGGTTAAAATTTCCAGTCATTCAACATTAGCAAGAGGGTTTACCCGTAAACAAAATGCGTATAACACCGCTTTCTTTATGCTCGGCTTTACTGATACCGGCTCTATGGTTGATTTTGAGAAAGAAACTGGTTTTAAATTAATGCTGCCGCCGAATGTGAGACTTAACAATGAATAATTTAATAGAAAGAACAGCCTACGTCCTACTGAAAGAGGGTGAATGATGAGTGATTTAGATTTATCTGATGAATCAGTAAATGATGCTATAGCGCATGTTACAGGCTTTCAAAAATTGCTCAAGTTAAACAATGCGGAAGCCGCACATTATCTTGATATCGTAATTGCTAAGGCGGCATTTTCTCAACAAGAAATAAACAATCTTAAGCGGGAGCGGGATGATTGCAAAAAAGCACTGGTACTTGAAAGGAATTTGAGTGATATCCAAAGAAGGATAATGATTAATAGGTGAGATATGGATCATTATTGGTTTATCGTCCTTCGTTGGGCTGAGGTTTGTATATTCGTGTTTGTTATCGGTTTTAGTCTTATCGTTATTTTCGAGGCTGAGTGGTATACATGGGCTAAAATGCCCGGGGCGTACTTATTTTTACTTATGGGTTTTTGTGCGTCTATTATCGGGTTGTTTGCAATGGCGCGTGAAGTTATTATTTATTCTAAGGATTAACACCCGAATTATGCTTATTAATCGTCCTGACACACTGTTCATAAGACGCTTCCACGGCCTTTCTACCCTTCCCTGCCGGGTTTTCAGGTAATTCAAGTATCCCACAGGCTTTAACCTTAATAACGCCTTTATACGGTTTAGGGCAGGTACAGGCGCTTAATATCATCAGGAGGATTATACTTGTAAGTACCTTTACACTTTGTTTCGTTAAGTTCATCTAATTGTCCTTTAAAATCAATGGCCTTTCCCCATCCTAACCCACCAAAAATGGCAAGTATAAATAAGACCATCTTAATATACCCGCTAGCCTTATCAGACGAGAATGATTTTATAAATGTGTTTACCAGTCCCATGTGAACGTCGCACCCACCCCATAAGCTGTGCTTTCGTCAAAGTCTGTTATCACATTACCATGAAGTAAGATTTTATCGCCACATGATGAGCAGACAGTTTTTGCAGCCGATAGCCCTGCGGCTCCGCTTCCTTTAAAGTCTGTCGCGCCTGATATAGATCCTTGCCATTTATTAATAATGGGCGAGAAATGATGCTGAATTGCCTCGAATACTTCCTTTTTGTCTTGTGCGTTCTCCCCTGGTATTCCTTGCGGACCTTGTGGGCCGGGAATTGGCCTATGATAACCCCCCGCAAAACACAATGATGGCAATAGTAATAAAGCAATAATAGTTTTAATCATTCTTTTATCCTCTTTTTGTCTTTTTTCTTGTGGTTTTCTTAACCTGCCGTTTACCTGGCTGGTAGTGCGGATTTTTGGGTGGCGTTGATTCGTCAAGGATCTTTTTCATCCTCGCCTTACGCTTTGCGGCCATCGTTCTGCCAGTTCTGCTTGCGCTTCCGTTCTTGATTCTCAAATTGTCGCCCATATTACCTCTCATGTTTCCATAAATTTAATACTGATTTTAGCCAAGAATATTAAAATGGCCGCTATTGTTACTGCTGTAAAACTGGTCTCGTTCCAATCTGGCGCATTTAGTTTAAAATATTCTCTTGTGGTCCATTCAATGTAATAAATTCCATAACCTGCATAACCCAGAATCACTATCCTGGGGAATATTTTCAGTCTATCTATTGTCTCCGCGAGTTCTTTATAATCCATCTTTCACTAATTCAGCCTCCAAAAAGCCCCGTAATTTTCTTAAAAGCTTCATTAGTAAGTAATAATATTATAGCGTATATTGAGCCAGCTATACTTGCGGTGAATACAAGCACATTCTTAAACCAACGGATCGAGCGTTTAGCGTCAATAAACGTCTCCATACTGTCATTCAGCTTGGTCAGCGTTTCGCTCAACTCTCTCACAACGGCCTCATTCCGCATAACTGCCAGTCCGTTCTCTTCTACCGCCTCGCGGTATTTACCAAGCGTTTTCACCAAATCACCCTTGCATTCATGCAGTGCTATGATCTCTTTCATCATACTGGTCTGCTCCTTTGCCTGCCTGCTCTGTTCTTTTTTAATTTCTTCAATATCCATTCTAAACTACTCAAGTTAGGGGGTTAACTTATGGAAAAAGTGTGAAAAATCCTATGCCTTTGTCACTTACGTCATATAACATAGCCAATATAAGAACTATAATTGACAGTGATAGGGCTATTATCATCAGTATGTTTATTTTCATCCTTTCATTTGTCCGTTATTTTCCTTAAATCACATCGATTATATGCTTACCGCCTAATGTAGATTCTGGATCGGCGATAACCGCAAAAGTAAACGCTACACTGTACCCGATTGTGGCAGAAGCACTAGCGCCAGAGTCGTAAAAAAACCTAAACGATGTAGGTGTGTTGTAATCAGGCGTTCTGATGTAGTTGGTTCTTAATGCAAACCGCTTCTGGTTTGTAAAGTTTAGGGTTGCGCTGTTCATTATTAGCGCGTCCGCTTTTGCTGTATCTTGTTCGAGGTAAAAAGTAACTGTATCTAGAGGATCGGTTTCTGCTGTGACAGTAAACGAAACAGGGAGTATCTGGGTGATATTGTCAACAAAGTAAGCCGCAAACAGTCGATAATTAAAATTTGCAGCCGCTCCAGTCTGTCCAGCTAAAATAGTAAAATCTCGACTAGTCACAGTGATATATTGAACGTCCTCACCATATATCCCGCCTAACCAAGTACTTTTGTCAGATACCGAGACAAACCCATCAGGATAATGAATCATAGGATTATCAGAAGTTTCTCTGAAGTTGTTCGAGATACTTAATTTTCGAGGCGGATTTGCAGTTAAGTCAACCGCTGAGATAGTTGTCCCTGTTGTATTACCATAGGCGAACTCGTTATCCCTTAAAGATAAATTATGTATAGCGCCAGCAGTGCCTTCGGTCCTAATGATTCGACCAACAAAGGTTCCGGCTACAGTGGAAGACCTTACAAAAGAGTTTCTATTAATGCTCATGAATTTACATGGCGTTGATGTGTTGGTAACTTTAATAACGTCCTTGGCTGGTCCCGTAACGCCAGGATATTCAAGTTTATTTCGGTCAAATGATATCCCGCCGCAATTCTCAAAATAAAAACCGTCTCTTATATCGTTAGAGTCCGCTAGTACGTTGTCTGTGATCCGGGTATTTGTTCCACGGATAAATACACATGCGTCGGCGTTCGACGCTTCCGGAGAAAAGCCAGCGTTGATGATATTCTCAAATGTGTTTCGGTTAATAACTGGTTCACCTTCCCCGTTAATCGCTAGCGCCTGGGCTATTCTAACATTCACGTTACCAATGTATTCTCCGTAAGTTTCCCCACCAAGACTCAGGCAAGTACCACCAACGTCATAGAATGTATTGAAATTAATAAAGAAGTTGCCATCCGCTGAATTCTGATCGGTATTACCACTTCCTAACGTGGCGACCTTACAGATCCCCCATTGCTCGGTATTGTCTGAGGTACTAAATATATTCCCTATAATATTAAGATGGGCGTGTGTTCCTGTGGTTATCATGTATTCGATAACTGCCGGGGTGCCTGTGAATTCAATCTCAGATACTTTTTTACCTGTAAGCGCTTTAAAGCCTGCAGCATCACCAATAACTCTCAATGTTGTTGAGTTTGGCGTTGTGACTAGTCCTGATTTGAATTTAGTAAAAGTATTCTTGATTGTCAGGCTTTCATTACAAGCCAGATCAATCATGTTCTGAAAAAATGGCGTGTTGAATGCGGGGGTTTCAGACTCTTTAACACCTGACCATCTTATATTTAATTCATGCCCGTAGACTCGCTTCCATCTACCCGTAGGGACGCCTGCAGCCTGCCATATAGTGATATTATTCGCGGTTTCTACTGATGCATCGTCCCAGTAGAACTCACCTCCCCCGCCGTCTCCTGACTCGTAATAACCGTTAACAAAGGCTTTTTGCGCATCTGCCCCACTGATTAATATTAATGCTGCGAAATTCTCAACATCTAGCGCCCTTAATGCCGACTGAACGTTTGTTGTCGTGCCTGGGTCCGGGGTGTAGGGGATTTCTGATGCGTCGTTGATAAACTCAAAAGAATCAGGTACATAATAGACTTGTGATCCACTCTGGTTTAGTACTTTTATCGAATACTGCCCGTCGATAACTACTTGAACCGGCGATCCGTTGTAAATAATCACCCCGCCTGGCCCGGTCAGTAATGGTTGAGCGGCAGGAAGGATAGGAACTTGTGTGCCGTCTTCCTCGATTAAAGTAAGGTTTTTTCGGTTGGCTTCGATTTCCGGATCTGTTCCAACGTTTCCGAAATAAACCGACCCATTAAATACAGGCCGTCCCTGGGTAGGATCTGGATAGTATTGTAAATTTAGTTCAGCGTATCTTAATGACATACATCACCTTTTGATTTTGGTTTATGGTGTTATCTCTCTTTTGCTTGCTCAGTAGAACCACCCACAGTAGACGGGATTAAGTAAGGTTTCACCGTTCTGTGTTTAGAGTATGATTCTAGCGCGGCCTTTATCTGGTCCTTTGAGCCGCTTCTAAGTATCTTTTGTATTCTGTTAGGTTCCATGCCTTTAATTAAAAGGATATCCCCCGCCTTTTCTAACGCCTCTATATTTGTGGCCTCTGATCTTTTACCTGTTAATCGGCTCATTATTTTTGATATTGTTCTGGCTGCTGCCCTTGGATTTGATACGGACTCAGCCGCATCCCCTACCGCTGACATAAACGAGTCTAAATCGGCCTGCTGTTGAGCTGTTGTCGAGTTTGCCTGTGCCGCCCTTCTTGTTAGAAGAAAGTCAGATTCTTTTTTAAGGGTGTCCGAGAAATTCTTAAACGCCTCGTCATTTCTAAATAAATAACGTAACTTCTTAACGTCTCCATTCTTCCCAAATAACCGTTTCACGGAGTCGGCACTGGTTTGTAGGTCGTCGATCTTGTCTAAAATGGCCTCTTTTGCGCCTAGCTTGAACATTCTCAATTCGCTATCACCTAAAGACTGTGTAATTTCTCTCATTTCTCTAGGTTTGAGCTTTAGAAAATTTCTACCCTGATCGGTGGCTTGCTCCATTGCTGCCTTTCCTGCGAATAGATCCCTGGCCTGCTTGTATTCGGGGATAGACTTATCCGCTTCGGCAACCATTCTATTTTTCAATCTTACAAGATCTCTGACTGTGTTTTTTTCTCCCTGTCGAATAGCGCGGCCTATTTGATCATCAAGTTCTTGTTTTGTGGCGTCGATTAAATCAATATTTGTGATCTCATCACCTGCAGCCCTTTTATTAGCAAGCCTCTTTTGTACTTTCTTTTGTGATGACCCTATTGCATTTTTACCACTAAAAAGGCTCTTTAGTGATTGGCTCATTTTCATCGGCTTGCTTCTAGCTTCTGTATATAACCGATCTATCTCTGGTTTTGTAGCTGCGTTTAGCCTTATGATTTCATCATCTGCATTTAGGGAAGGAATGCCAGCCGCATCATCAAAAGACGAAGTGATCCTGCCCGCTTGTCCGGCGTGTCTTTGTTTGAATACGTTGCTTGCTACGCCTTGTATTCTAGGTATTTTATTTGATGACGCTCTTAATAGCCTTGCAAAAGTGTTTCCTAAATCTGCTGGGATTGCTTCTGGACCTAAGTCAGCCATCATTTTAACGACATCATCAGGGTCTAGCCCTTCCCTTGTCATTGCTTCGGCAAGTAATTGACTGGCGCCCTCGTCTGACATTTGCGATAAAGATTTTGTAAGTGCCTCTATGCCTTTTTTGCCTGATTTTACTAAATTAGTTAATGACTTAACCCCTGCGGTAGCGGCTACCGGCGCAAGAATAGAACCCACCATCGCGCCTGTATCTCCACCGATTTCTTCACCTATTTCAGCGCCTGCGCCTGATGCCATTGCTAGTCCTACATCACCCGCCGCAGTGCCTCCTGCAGCTTGCCTAAGCACACTTTGTCCGATTGTCTCGGTTGATGGTGTAGTTAATGGAAGTGTCTGCGCAGCGCCCCTTATTGCGGCACCACCTAAAAGAGCAGGTCCGACCATCTCCCCGCCAGTCTGTACAGCTTCTCTGATAATTCCGGGTTCCATATAATCCCCAGTAACCACGCCTGGAGCGATTTCCTCTACTGTAGGGACAGGACGACCTTTTCCGGCTAATTGAGCGATATTATTTATCTGGTCTGTAGTTAGAAATTCACCAAAATTAACCAGTCCGCGATTAATAGCAGTGATTACCTCCATGCCTAGCTCCCTTGCCAGTTGAGGTTGTTCTGAATATACATCCTTCATCATCTCGAGAGCGGATGTACCACGTGGAACGGGTTGGGTTGGGGTAATACCTAGATATTCATCAGGATCAAAACCTGTTGGCTCTTCAGCTAGATATTCGTCTGGATCAAAAGCCATTACTGAACACCTAATTTTTGTAAAATTTGTGCGGATCGTGGATCGTCAGGGTTGGATCTAGCCCACTGTAACGCTTGATCGTCCTGGTTTGCTGCTGCTCCATTTTGGTTGTCATCGCTTAAACTGAACTCTAAAGCGTCCCGTATTTCCTGCGCTGTATCTTCATCCCCTGCCTTTTCTGCCGCTCTTATTGCTCGGTTCGCACTTCTCAGGATGATCCTTTCAGTTTGTTGTAATAATCTCTTATTGCCTGCAGTGGATTTGCCGAAACTAGCCTCAATCCTTTCCAGTTTATCCCCTTCTGTTTCAGTGAAGGCAGCGCCGAAAGTCTCTCTTAATTGAGACAATACGGCTTTACTGAGTCGATTTGATAGTTCGGCTTCATCTGCACCTTCCACACCAAAAATTTGCTTGGCTCTCATAGATACAGCGTCAATCCCTCCGGTTTCGATACTGTTTAATAAATCTAAGCCGCGCTTAACATTAGCGTATGAATCTGCAGCTTCTAGCCCTTTATCTATAATATCTTGCTGTCTTCCCGCTTTGCCTTTTTCGGTTATTTCTCTCGCTTTTCCAGCTCCCTTAGCTAGTACATCAGCCGCGCGCTTTTCTGCGGTTGTTTCGGTTGAAACTTCATACCCTTCTGGGATTTCTAGCGGGCTTAATTCCGCCGCGCCTGTTCTTGGATTTCCGGTTGGCATCCTAAGTATCTTTTCGCCAGTTTTTTTATTTACTAGCGTAATTGGTTGAAACTGTTTTAAATTGGCATCTTTGCCACCTATTCCGGTTTGCGCTTTGTAAGCCTCCCACGCTTTCGGATCTTGGCTAGCGAGCATGAGTTCCATTTTCTTGCGTGAGCCTTCCGGATCGTTTCGGTACATCTCCAGGGCATTAACAGAGTCAGACGGATCGCCACCTTCTGCAATCACTTTGTCTATTCTGTTTTGCATGTACATTTCAGCATTATCAGGATCGGCCAGTGCGCTCATAGTCGTGTCAATTAGGTTCTGACGAGATCGGTCGCTTTTAAAGGTGACAGCCTGGTTCATTATCTGGGAAAGCTCTGGGTTTTCAATTGATAATCTGGCCACGGCATCAGTATCACCGTCCGCATAAGCTTGCTGAAAATCAGAAGTCACTTTCTGTTTTCTTTGCGCTTCCCTGTTCTGCTGAATCACCGATCCGACACCAGTTAGAACAGGATTAAGATTTGCGGGATTGACTGTATATTCGTTAGCCATTTAACACCTCAATAACTCGGTTGTCTGATCAATGCCTAGTGAGTCCATATCAACCCCTATAAACCCGTCGATATTCACAATTGAATCGGGTTGATAGTTATAGACAAGATGCGCCATAACACCCTCAGATCGGCCATTTAACCCGAGCTCGTTGGCTAATTCGTTCCATTCCCACGAATACCACTCATGATTGTTTTTGGTACCTTCATGTTTAATATCTGTCTTTAGGCGTATATCTGAATAGTTAGCCATGCCGTAGTTTTGTATCCCTTGCCCGATAGCAGATGCGGCATTTTGCCATCCTACCTGCTGCGCGTTGGCTGCTGCAATGTCACCCGCCGCCCTGGTTCCGCCGATGTTGCTCATCTGATTAGCAATAGCGTTCGTATTTAAAGGCATTCCGGCAAGCTGTTGAATCCCGCCTAATTGTTGATTATAGGACTCTAATAAAGCCTCATTTTCTAAGCGTGTATTGTAGTCATAAAGATTAGCCTGCACATCACCGGATCTTAACCCCCCAGTGGCTGCGGCGTTTCTTGTGATCGCATCTTCGCCTAGCTGCTGATTACCGATGATCTGCTGATAAAGGGGTGATGCTTTGGCCCGGTCAATAAGCTCTTGCTGTGAGCCTGTCCCGCCCTCATATCCGGCGATACCACCTAAATTAGAAAGCGCCTGATCCCTAAACTGTATAGGTAGTTCTTCGCGTGCCATCTGATAGTTTAAGGCATTCTGTTGTGCTTGCGCCTGCGTTTCTGCAGCCCCCTGAGAGGCTTTTCCGGCTTCGTTAGCGGCGTATATAGAACCACCTGCGACGACTGCCGCCGCTGCTACTGCCCAAGGCATATTTTTATCCTCATTGTTGTGTTTCCTTATATCGTGGTTGCCCTTCGTGTCGAATACAGACAACCATCGCAATACGGTCGTGATTTGTTTCGTTATTAACCCAATGTAATTGGGAGTTATCAAATTGATAAACTTCACCCAATTCTGGATCAATCACGCCAGTTTCAAATTCAAACGTCGCGCCCGGATAGTTTTCTACCGGGATATAAAACTTGTCATAGTACTCAGCATGCCATCCCGCATCAGTGTGTGGATGTATCTTGCCGCCGGGCGGTAGTTTTGTTATTAAGATCCCGCCCAGTCGCTCACCATTAACGGCGCGCATAATCTTAAAAATAATATCTTTAACCTCTGGAAGCATGTAATAGGCCGGATACCACACAGAATCATGCTCTTCGACAAAGCCGGAAAAATCACCCGATTCTTCATAAGGCTTAATGTCGTTAAACCTCACCCAGATATCCTCCATTTCCATATGCGGACCACCCTCAGCGGCTCGATGTTTATATTGTCCGAATAAATAAGCGTTCTGCTTTAACGCATATTGCAAAGGCAAAGGATTAACTTTTAAATTTAATTTAGAGAAACTCATGTGATATGGCCGTGGCCGCCTCCATATTAAAAATATAAGGGTTATGGACCTGTATATTTAACGGTCTTAACATCTCCGCACGCTCATAATTGAAAGGCTTATCAGTAAGATAGCCCCAAATCGACTCAAGGTTACGATCTATATCATCATAGTGAACACGTAGCCCCTTTTGAGCGCTTAACCTGTCTTCTAAGTGGTGAATCCAGCCAATATTGGCCTCCCCATAAGTCTCTATGGAATAATCAATTGACTTTTGAGGGTCACTTTCAATAATGACCTTTTTCGAGTCAGGAAAGTATTTATCTAAATCAAGTAAGGCCGCGCCTGTGGTGCTGTCGCCTTTACCTTTTAGCTTTTCTCGGTACTTATCCACTGAATAACAACCATTAATACCCTCGTGGTAACAAAACGAGCCATCATAGGTCATAAAATTAGCCAGCCATGCAGTACGGGACCGCGGGAGCCCAAGGATAAAAAAGCTCATTAGTCGCCCTCCGTGTATTGAGTTACGGTAATGGATGCCTTGACTCCTGCTGCTGCAGCTTTAGCAATAATGTACAGGTTTGCATATCCTTGACCCACAATAGCGTTAATATCTAGCTCAAGATTTTCCCCGATACTAGTAAAGTCAACTCTGTCACCACTCGCAGAGGTAGCGTTAGGACTGATAAAAAACTCAATCGTTGTACTTGCTGATGTGTTATGGATATTTAAAGCGGTCACATGATATCGGTCTATCCCTCCAGGAGAATAGATCACCGTGTCGGACGTTAAGACGTCAATCGGACCTGATCCAACATTTCCTTTAATGGCCATATTATTTCGGCAATAATTCGCCGCCCCCTGCGTTTACTAATAATGAAAAACTAACCGTATCAGACGCTATAACGTCATATGGCTGTTTTGTTAACCTGGTCCCTGCTCCTTGAATAACCTCATTTACAGTAATATCAAAATCAGAAGGTGTAGAAAATTTCCCATCAATAGAGAAAAGGTCACTATTTGCTGATGGTGTCACAAATGACCCGTGTGTTAAAACCGCTATACTGGATATATCAATACCGTAAATAGTCCCTTGCTTTAATGTTGCCCTATACGCTCCAACCCCTGTCCTTGTTAAGCTTGCTATATTGTACTCAGTCACAATAGTCGGATTTGCCGCCCCGTTGCCTGTAAAGGTCAACATCATCCCCTTTAATGCTGTGAATTCTAGAACATCCTTTTCTAGATTGGTTATCATTGATTTGAGCTTACCTTGCTGCATAGATCACCATGAATAAATCATCTGTTCCAGTTTCTTGCGCTCAATCGTCGCAAGCTCGGCATACTGTAGAAACTCTCTTCTGTTGTTTGTTATCATGCTTTTGTTTTTCGATATCGAGCCACTGTTGTTATAGTGTAATTGTGTCAATAACTTGTCTATCCGATCATCTCTTTCTTCTACGTTATCAACAGAAGCGGAAAGCAACGCGAAGTTACGGATAATATTTAAGTAATCCTCCACCATTGCATCGGGCCACCCGGTCAAGGTCTGAACCTCGCTGGCCGATAGGACTAGACTATTTAATCTTTCAGATGTACTAGCCATGAGCTATTTTTGCAGCACCAAATCCCATTCGGGAGCGTGTTGCACCTCTTAACTTAATACCCACCCAGTCGCGAACATAACCAAGGCGACGAATAACAAAACGTTTCCCATAATCAGATGGCAAACCGTACATTTCAAACCATTCTGTTCCGTGGGTTATGCCATCATATGTCAAAGATATAGAAACAACCCCGTCAGATGTGGTGGTATGGCCTGGCATGGTTTCAATCTCAAGCTCATCAATAGAGCTGTATTCAAGCTTCATAAACGGCGTGTTTAGCGTCCATTCTGCTATCTCTTCGTATTGGGTCGATACAGTCTCATCCAGGACACCTATATTTGTACCCTGTTTGTCACCGTACACCCAGACCCCTTTCCTCGGCTCAAATACCCCATGTATTGCTCTCCAAGGGGTTTTTTCTGTTCCTGTCTTTAGTATGGACCATGCATATTCATTACCTAAAACAGATGCAACTTTGGAGTTAAACAGTAAAACCTCACTTGGAAGGTGTAATATTAAATACTGGTAATCATCTTCTACCCTGGCTTCGAGTGTGCAGGTACTCAATTCATTTTCGGTATATTTTCCTATGACCTTGTCCACTTCTCTGGAAGAGACTTTATTCACCGTTCCGACGCCGACTACATGAACCGCGACACCTTCCTCCTTTCTACCACCTAAGATATAGAACTTATCCAGCATTTCAGCTTTGCAATGGGTCCCTACAATTCCTGCTTTTACCGCCCTGGTTTGGACTCTTTGAAAAGCAAAGTTTTCAGATGCGTCATTAATAAAGTATTCAATAGTGTATCGTCCAAAGGCCATCACCTTGTTATCGATGGTCTTTGCAACCCCAATGGTAGGATCAGGAGAGAACTCAGCGGTAGCGAACTTAAGCGGGTCAATTGCGGATTCATCCGCTAAATCAGTATGATATAGGTATTCGCCATCAGTAAAAAAGTAATATCCGTCTACCCATACACAATCAATCGGATCACCTAAATCTGGATCGGTTACTTCCCTAAACCCGTTAGATGGGTCATAGAGGTAAAATCGACCATCTGCGACAATCCCCTGAGTATTGAACGAATAAGGCATAGAGACTTTATCAGTCCCGCTGATAGCGCCTAAAATAGCAGTATTTCCGCTGGCGTCTATTTCAATCAATGACCCGCCATCAATCGGATTGGCTCCAGATACGCGAAAATGGTTTGATAGTCGCTCATTCCACAAACCACCACGGTCAAGACCCACGCCATCGCTGTACTTTGTGAGTCCTGGCTGTTGAAGCATATACCCATCAGCTCCAAGAATAGGACGTACAACACCGGACATATTCTCTGGCAAATAGTCTCGATAATCGGTTTCAAATCCGATTTTGTCGCCTTTTATGAATGTGATTGGTGATTCCATCAGAACGAATTCGCTAAAGATTGGAGGAATTTATTCTCTATTAGCTGGACTGTGTAATTGATTCTTACTTGTGCATTTTGCGCATTTGCTTTCGCGACCACTTTTACATCTGTTTTTTCTTTTAAATTCCCCACAAACGGATCGAAACTAATTGCAGCGAAAGTGCCTGATATTTCAACATCGTTTCCATAAACGAATATTTCATCAGGTATTCTTGTACCAAAGGCAAGAATAAATGCGTCATTAACGCCGCCCGAGGTATGGGCCTGAGTTATGAATCCAGTATAACCAAGTGGAATAGTAGTCATTGATAAAGTAGAAATATTATCACCTACAGCAATTTGAGCCTGTAAAACGGCTCCCGCTGATGCGGTTATCGTCCCAACGGCTGTGACATTTGGATCGGTTGCGTTCGGTTTGGATGCGATTACCTCAAAAACACGTAAATATGAATTAACTGTGTTTACTGGGGTAATACCGTTTAGGGCAACGGTTTCAGAGATGGGAATGTAATTACCGTCCAAACCTCTGACAATTACATACTCTATCCCTGCCCCGCCTACCGTGTCGCTGGCACTGGTAGAAACAATCGTCAATATAGAGGCTGCGCTTAAATATTGAAGTCTTCCACCTGGCCCCCATACGTCCTCAAGTGTTGTTGTGTCTACCTCGGGGTTAGATCCTAGTACGCTATATGAGTAAACCTTGTTAGATAGACTTGAAGTAATGGCGGCTTTTGCTAAATGTCCGTCTAACGATCCATAGTTCCTGATATTACGATCCATTGCCTATCACCTGAAATTCAACCACGCGGGTTGTCTTTCGTCCTGTGTTGGTTGTTATGTCAAAAGTGACAAATTGAAGGCTTCCTGTGACTGTGTTGCCACTTATAGCCTCTACTCTATAGTCAATGTTGTTTCCATTGATAACGTCATTAGTTACGGTCAAACCGTTTGTAGCTTCCTTAGTAAAGGACTGGATTGTTTCCCCTGACAGATAAGCCTCGAATGGTTCGGTAAAGTCCTCGATATTCCCTACAGCAAGTGTGTGGCTCGAGCATGAATTATCAGGTAGTACGGTATGAGGATAAAAGCGCCTCCACCATGAGTATCTTAATGAGTTTGCATTCCCTACAGGCTGTCTGCTTGGGTATGGAACCTGGTTCATCCTTTGTCTAGCGCTGTATCCAGAAGCGTTAGAAAGCGACTGACTAGCTTGAAATACTAAAGTTGTGGTGGGTTCTTTGTTAAAATCGGGTACTACACGGACCGCGAGATTAGTCTGCATCATGTGATCAAACTGCCGACTTACTCCGGTTTCTGAATTGGCGTCCGGCACTTCTTCAAAATTGTAATTAAGACAGATATTTCTTGAATAAAGCTCGGCCATCATAGTTTCAAGACGTTCTAATGCAAGTTCTACGTCTTCTGGCCCTGGCTGTATCGTTAGCCCAGATATGCGCACTTGGCTGTATGCGCCTTTGACCACCTCTATTTTTGTAGACATTTATTCGGCCTTTTTTGAGGCTTTCTTTTTACTTGTCTTTTTCGGTGTTTCGTCATAAAGGCCGTCTAATTCTGTACTCCAGCCCTCTTTTAACATGGGTTCCAGTTCGTTTGCATCAAACAGACCCATCTCACACTTAACACCTTTAACCGTGTGTTTAATTCCTGGTTTATATAGGACGATAGACATATTAACTTCCTTAAAAAAGAACCCCGCCGAAGCGGGGCGTTAGTTTAAAGCGTAGTGAATACGCCGTTAGCAGATGGGTTTTTGTTAGTTAACCCGTACCATGTGAAGATCCTGAAACGCACATTTAATGTGGCGATGTTGCCATCGTAAATCATGTACATATTGAGGCCGTTCTTTAAGGTGTGTGGAATAACGCGCATACCATCGAACTGACTTAACAGCTCCATAGGAACGTCACCACCTGTCACTTCAACAGAAGACTTATCAAAGAAGATATTAGTCTTTGCTGATGCTGTGGTGTTGACACGGTTCATTGTTGCGCCTGATCCGATCTGCGTGTCGATGTTTGCATAAGCTTTCTCTATTGTAGAAAGAGCGGCATCATCGGCGGCGATTGGTTTAGGCCATACAGTAACAGAGGTTCCGTTAGGAATCGTCATAATAGTGAACGTCATTGCTTGGCCAGATGGGTTTTTGTCGGCAAGTCCTAAAGACTGAACCGCCGCGCCACTATTTGCGAAGGTAACGCGATCCCCTACTGCGTAGCCTGCTGATGCAGTTACCGCAATAGCTCCAGAGGTACGATAATCAACGTTTGTGACCACTAACGAAAGAGGGTCAACCGATCCGCCTTCTGGCTTTTCACTTACTGCCGCTGTAGTGGTAGTTGCTGGATCAGCGCCACCGGCAAGGTTAGGCAAGAAAGACCCCGTAAACACATCAAACTCGGCGATATTCTGACCGATTTGACCTGTTGACCAAGTATCCTCAGGGCGTCCCTGTAACGTCTGACGGGCTGCCAGGTCTTTGCCGTATTTAAGGGTATCACGGTCATTTAAAACCGTATAACGCATATCGGCCATTGTTTGACGCTCGTTCATAATGGCTTGAGCTTCTGCAATTGCATCATATCCACTGGTAGCGTTGGTCTGAAAAAACATTGAACCAGTATTAGCGATTAATGCGGCAATACCTTTGTTTAACTCTGTTGCCTGACGTTTGCCGGACTGTTCGCCGCGTCGTTCCCAGAAGGTACGGTCGCGCATATTATCAATGCGCTGTTCAACAAAGTCATTTTTGGGAGTGCCAAGAATCGCGGGGTAGGTTTCTTCGATGATTCCGGTTTCTTGTCCGGTCAAATCAAAGCCTTCGATGATTGGCGCGTGTTGTTGGACTGGACGCCATACGACGTTGCCAGCATTTTGTGATGTTCCGCTGTCCGGTTTGAAAAAGTCAACCATATCAAGCATTTGCATTTGATGCTCGTATGTTTCAATCACCTTTTCAAAATAGACTTCTGCGATCTTACCTGTACTTAAAGCCATGATGAGCCCCTATTATTACCAGTTAGAAGTATCGGCTCCTGAGTTTTTCGCTTGCAATTTGAGATTGAAGGCATCAGAGAATTTACCGTTTTTATGGGCCGCATCGTATTTCTTCTTCAATGCGCTTGAACTCTCTGTCAGCTTTGCGTCACCTTTTAATTGCGTGCTTGGCTCTGGGGCCGTCGTTTTACGCTTTTTAGGTGCAATCAAGTCTTTTTTAAGTTCCCCAAGGTATATGCCTGCAGCTATTCCGCTGGTATCGTCTTGCAGTAAAGCTTTAAACTTTGCGCGACGTTCTGCGTTAACTCCAAGGCTGTAAAATACCTTTTCTGAACCATCCCCGAGCTTTGATATAAATGCATCTGTTACCACATCACCGGAGCCAGGAAAAATGGTGTCTACCATCTGTCTCACCTGATAATCGGCGTTTTGATAAGCTTCGGCACTAATACCCGTTTTCTCGGATAACTTAACTGCTGCCTCGTAGTGCTTCTCAACGGCTTGCTCAGTCTGTTGCTTAACTTGCTGCTGTTTTTCGCTTAACTCTTCATTGGCTCGCTTCGCGTCCCGTTCTGCGTTGGCTTTTTTAACCTTGTAATCCGTTAAGGCTTCAAAATACGCCTCATCAGGATCGTCAGACTCATAAAAGTCCTCGCGTTTTGGTCTGTTTAGCTCGCCTGGCTGAGTCTTCGGTTTTTCCAGCTCGGCAATTCGTGCTTTTAACTGTTCATTCTCGTCGTTTTTCCGTTCCAGTTTCGCTCGGATTTTGGCTTTAGCCTTTCCGATATCGCTATCTGTAAACTTCTTTTCAGCACCGTCTGATGTATGGCCATCAGGTTTCATCCAGTCTTCAGTTTCAGATTCTTCGGTTTCTTCCTCGGTAGGTTCCGCAACCCCGTTGGCTTCTTCCGTTTCCTCGTCTACCGCGTCAACTTCCTCTTCCGTTTCAACCTCTTGCGGTATTGGTTGATCTTCCGTTTCCGTTTCTGCGTTTTCCGCTTTCAGTTCTTCCAGCGTTAGCATTGCGCTTTCAGTTTTAGCCATAATTTTCACTCGTTTGGTAACGATAAAGCCCTATATGCCTTATAGGTAAGGTCGCTTTTGCCTGTGTGCTCAGTACTTATATTATGTACTATCGTTTGAAAGTTGTTGTTTTAAGTCATATACTTATACCTGACTTCCCCTACAGGTACGCGCATATGGAACAACTAAAGAAGCCTAAGAAATTCACAGCATTCAATTTCAAACTACAGCCAGCCATCGTCTACAGGACGGCTGATTTAGAAGGGGTTGTCGAGATAGAACATTCACATTACCCACATAAGCAGATATTTTTAGTATCAAAGAATAGAGAAACCAATGAATAAGCCAACAATAGAAGAGATTGAAACACACATAGAAAAAACCGGAAAAGCAATCAAGCAATTCCGGGAGCTCTCAAAGGAATACGGCCATAAAGCCGAAGAGTTAGCGAGAAGTAGAAAACAATTAAAACGACAATTAAAGACCGCTATTCGACTGACTTAGTGTCAACCGTGATTGCTGGATCTGGCGTTGTTGTTCCAGCTACATTCACCATTAATTCTGCATCACGTCCTACGCCCTCAAGGAATGGCGTACCCGCGCCCGTGAAGGTTATTGGTGAGCCTGCCAAATCTGTTAGAGCTTGAAACGAACCAGAAGCGCCACGAATACCGACGGTTAAAGTCGTCCCCGCAAATGTACCGCTGATATATACAGTAGTAGACTTGGCTTTATTGCTCTTAATCAGCGTGTAATCGCCGTCTCCTGTGATTGTAATCATTGTGCTACCTCGTATCTTTGGTTAATTTGCGCTCTAAATGAGGCAGTTTTAGTCAAATTATCAATCTTTTTACCCATCGCATCAGCCCGTTTGTAGTCGATTTCTGCCCCGGCTTTCTCGGCGTTCACCTGGGCATTTGCTCTGTCTGTCTGTGCTTTGTAGGCGTTTATCTGGGTGTTCGCATTATCATTCTGTGCTTTCGCTGCAGCCGTCTGAGCGTCTAGCTGTACCTTCATCTGGTCGGCTTTTGCTTTTTCCATTTCGGCCATTGCTAACAGTGTGGCGGCATCAGGCTTTTGATTCTGCTGTGACTGCATAAGGAGTTGCTCTTCCTCTGGCGTTTCTGGTTTTTTATGTCCGCTTATGATTAATTCTTTACGCGCATTTTCCCGGATATCGTCCATTGCTATTCCGTCCATCAATGTAAGCTGTTGTAATCTCAATGATTTACTCATAGCCGGATCGGTTGCGGCTAGTTCGTTTGCCATCTCACCCAATTGCTCTCGGGTTTCCTCTTTCTTGGTTGAATAACTGGGGCCGATTTCTGCAAAGACATCAAAGGCAGAATTTGTCAGATCGTTTAATACAACCATTTCGCCCGAGTCCTTGTCTAAAGTAGCTTCCATCACCTCAACAGACTTGCGCGTACCATCAGGGAGCGTGATATTAACCTTTCGTGGGGCGTCATATACTACCGAAGCCATAGACGCATAAATGACCGCATCCCTTCGTTTAGCGTGCTTCCTGTGGTCTTGGTAGAGCGTAGTTTCCTGATCCATCATCGAATTAAGCTCTCGTAGTGCCTTACCGCTCAAATCAATGTCGGCTAAATCTTTAGGCATACCGGGAGAGAGAACATCATTAAAAGCGTTCCTGGTTTCTCCAATGGACATGATTAGCGAATCAGGAACTTTTTGTTCTGGTAGCTCTCCGGGTGGTCCTGGTGGTAACGGTTCACCATTTGCCGTGGTGCGATTCATCAGAAGATATGGGTAGTTATTATCCGCCCCTGATGTTTCGTACATGTACTCGTATCCTTGAACCTGTTCAGGATAGAATATTGGTTTGTTACGTGGAGACCGAGAGACAATATCAGCCAAATAGGAAAGCTGGAAATCTCTCAATCTCTGAGGGTCTTTGGCTATTCTGGTTATGCCTTCGTAGTGCTCCTCGTCTTCGATGTACGCACGCTCTCCATAAATCGGTACAACTGGGATTTCTTCACCTGCAATCACTTGAGAGTCGAGGATGCGTTCGCCTGATGCGATGTAAAGCGTAACTTGATAGCGTTCGATTACTTTCTCATTAACAATCCTATAACCGTCTTCTAGCAGGTCATCCATAATATCATCTAGATCGGACTCCCTGAGGATAATCGGCTGACCGAGCGGGTCTTCAAAGGTTAAAACTTTGTCTTTTACCTTCTCCCGGTGGTGGAATCGGGTCACATAGATGACGGCGCTTTGACCACCTAACCACGGGAATGTGTAGGATATTTGCGGCGTATTAAACGATCCGGCATCTATTCCGGTTATCTCTTCCCCGGTTAACTCAAATACCAGTGATTTATACCCATCTTCTGAGTAAGAGACTAGTTCTGATACATAATCGGCGTCTGATTTGTCTAATAGCTTGGCGTTTGGGTCCCAGAATAATTTATTATTAGCCTCGTAAATAGGTTTACGTCTAATCACCTGGTTATCATCACCAGCCCGGTTAGTTTCGTATTTCGTACACAGTTCCCACGCACCCACGCCACAAACAACAGCCTCCTGCTCGGCGTTCTGGTACGATTCCACTGATTCATTTCGTCTATCATCTGCCCTGTACAGCCCATCAAGGAAGTCTGCGCCGTCGCTTCTCTCTTCGTCTACTGGCTCGAAGTCTACCTGTGTTGGGTTGGCGTTAAGCATCTGTTTGATTCTTCGGCCTGCCTTCTTGAGCATGTCGAATTCGCCACGATAGGCCAATTGTGATTCGTCAAGGCTTGTCGCATCCCAGTGTGTCACATGGTAAAAAACAAGATCGTCTGATGCCCGTTCTCTTGTGACCTTATTGTTTGTATATGCTTTGTCATGTAGTCTTTTTAGTTCGTCAAGTTCAAGCATTATCTAAGCCCCATAGGTTTAATCGGTCTTGGTCGAACGACTTTTGTTTGTGTTTGTGGCATATATCTCATACTCATCATGACAGGATCGACCAGATTCGGGCTAACTATCTGAAATTTAGTCTTCATTTCTGGCTTAGGGTATAGCTGAAGATACCCGTTACCATTGGGTTTTACAGGTAATCTACATATTTGTGATTTTAATTTACTTAATAGCTTAATATCTGAGCTGAAACTAATCAATGTGGCAGGGTCTTGATACCGCTCATCAGGGAACATTACCGCTCGATAGGTTCTGTATATTCTGTCTCGCAACTCCCAGTAATACTGATTCTTTTTGTTTTTAAACACGTCTTTTATTTTCTTCTGGTCAATTGTGCTTGAGTCTACCGGGGAATTATAAGCGGCTTCTGGGCTGTCTGGTGATTCTGAACCCTTAAACATGACCTTAAGGGTGTGTTTTCCGGCAAAGTCTTTGTTTATTTGCTCGTTAAGCCCCACCCCCATTCCGTCACAATCCCATGTGTAATAGTCCGCGCCTTGTTGTATGGCTCGACCTACTGACCAATGACCGCCCTCGTTTACGTCGCCATCAAGCTTTTCGGTTACATCAAGGAATACTGATCCATGTCTAAATGCATGGCCTTTTGTATCAAATCCCGTATCAGAGGGGTCGTGCGAGGCTATCTTCGCGCCTTGTGGTGAAAAACCTAGTTTTATATGGGCATCGATACAGGCTTCGAACCATTCGCCAAGGATTAGCGCATCCTCCACTGAGTCGTTAAATTCTCCACCCCACTGGTGATCATTAAATGCGTCAGATCGGTGTTCTATATCCCATTGCCTCTCGTCCTCAAGTCCTGAATCATCAAACCACGGATTATCCTGGTAATTCATTTTGACTATCAGGTGTAAATCGTCCTCATAGAATCCGTCGCGGTCTATGACTTCTTTGTATGGATTAATAAATCGCTTACTGAATGGGTCTTCTGAGCTTCCAGGGTTGGCGATAAATACCACCTGGGCGCTTTTTTTCTCAATCTCCTGCCCCATCTGCTCAATAATGTCATCATCAATAAACTTTGATGGAAGCCCGTTTTTAGGTTTGTTTCGTGCTGTAGGGGTTAAGGTGGTTAATGATTTCTCACTGATAAATTGTGCTTCTTCGACTACGTACCGCTTGAATCCATGTGCTGACTTAACAGAGTCTACGTTCCTCGATAGCCCGGTGAATTCGAATGCAGGTTTATCTTTGTATTCAATAGATTGGTTGAGGACATTAAAATCCTTGAACTTAAACCGGCTTATCTCTTCCTCAATTAGACTGTGGACAGAGTTTTTAATCGATGATTGGTACTCACGAAGGAAATATGTTTTTGTTTGGTTGTCTTTGGTGTCAATCACGCAGATATCAGCTACCCCAACCGACTTAGCACTACCTCGTCCACCAATGACCACAATAAAGCGTTTGTTTGATTTAAGGACTTTTTCCAGCTTGAGAGGTAGATATACATCAATATCCTCCTGGGTCTCTACCCATTCACCTTTTTCGTTTGTGATTGCTTTGATTAGACCCTTTTCAGGACAAACTATACCTACAACAGTATTACGATCAGACTTACGTTTTTCGAGTTCTCGTTTCAGTTCGACTCTTCTGCGTAATGTGGCTATGCTGGCTGACATTTAGTCGCGCTCTATCAGCTTATGTTCTGTTACTTCTTTATATTCAGCGTCATAGCATTGACCTTGATCGCCGTAGAACTTTTCACGTTCCTGGCGTGTTTCCCATTCCGCTTTTAGTCTTTGCTGGTGTTGTTCTTCTTCCATTGCGCGTCTGTTACCTTCACGCATACAAGCATCAAGGATTACTTCATCTAATGATGGAAAAAATATCATTCTTCTAACTCCCGTTTTAGTGCTTCCTCTTCTTCTTTTATTTCTTCGGTTGTCATTGTGCTGACGTCTCGGAAGCTAACAAGGCCTGAGTGCTTATTGTTCTGGTCTATTTTGTCATGCAATCCGTGTTTTCCTAACACCAGTTTAGCAATATTAGAATTGAATTGATTGTTAAGTCCTTTATTTATTAGGACATTTTTTTGTGTGGCGTTAATTTTCTCTAATATGTCGCTAAATTCTTCCTTGTCTTCTTCGTTTGCCCACCTGTACGCTGTGGCGCGGTCTATATCGATAGTAAGCACTAACCCCTCGACACTAGGAATCATGTCTCCCTTGTCCTCGTAGGTTTTAAGGTAGTCCCGGGCGTTGTCTAGTAATTCTTTGGTGTATTTTGTAGGTCTACCGGCTGGCATTATTTAACTACCCCTTTAGCAATAGTTTTAGTAAGGCTTACCGCTGGCGATCTGGTCATGCTATCACCTGACGAGGGTACGTAATTTGTCGTAGTAAAGATAGTATACGCCTCTACTGGGCTGGTGTCGTTTGGTGTTGCTGTTAATCTTAGCGTCATTTTGCTTTCTGCGTCTGGCGTAAAGGTTGGGTTTGTTATTGTTGCATTGCTGAATGTTCCCGTACCACCTCCGACAACTTCCCACAATAGGGTGGGTGATGGGTCGTCTCCAGGTGTTACTGTGCCGGTTAACTGTGTGTCTACCAGTATGTCACCTGTATATGGTCCACCTGCGCTCACCGTAGGAGGGACAACGGCTATAGAGTTAAATACTGCGGTGTCTGTTACAGGCAAAGTATCTATAGTCGATACAGTTAAAAGTAGCGTGTAAGTACCTGCTGAATCTGGGGTAAAGGTACTTGAAAGGCTCGTAGCATCGCTAAAAGTGCCAGCTCCTCCACTTTGTATGGTCCATAAGTAGGTGGGGGCAGGATCGGAACCAGCAACGACTAAACCGTCTAACGTTGTAGCTGCGTTTTCTTTGCCTTCGTATGGTCCGTTAGCATTTACGCCTGGTGGAACTGGTTCATCTGCCAGAGTGGTAAATGTTCCGCTCAGTACATTACTAAATCCTGATGCAACTGATTCAAGGTTGGCTGTGTCTGTGACATCTGCCGTGTCCGTCGTGGATACGGTGAGCAGTAAGACATATGAACCAAGCGCGTCAGGTGTAAAGGTGCTCGTTAAGCTTGTCGCGTCGCTGAAAGTACCAGTCCCTCCGCTTTGAATAGTCCATAAATACGTAGGAGCGGGATCGGTTCCTGGTGTTACCGTGGCACTTAATGAGATTGCGGTAGATACCGCCCCATTATACGGGCCTCCAGCGTCTACGGTTGGTACTGTGGGGGCTGCGTTTGATGTTAAATTAGCTGTGTCAAATACATCCGCCGTGTCGGTTGTGGATGCGGTCAACCTTAATACGTAAGGGCCAGAGCTATCAGGCGTGAAAGTTGGATCGGCGATCGTTGCACTACTGAAAGTCCCCGTTCCGCCTGAGTCTATCGTCCATAGAAGAGTGGGGGAAGGATCGCTTCCTGGGGTTACGGTTGAGTTTAACTGTATTGGAGTGCTGACTAATCCGCTATATGGTCCGCCTGCTTCTACCGTGGGAGATGTGCCGCCTCCTATTTCCGCTACGACTAGATTGTCATATCTTGCCCTTGAGTTCTGGGGCGTGGTCATCATGAAGCCAGCCGATCCGCCTGCTGTCAGGTCGGTGTCTGTGGCCTGTAATATCTGTGTGCTATTCAGCCTTACAGTTATTGTGCTGCCGTCTACCTCTAATTCGTAGGCATCTAAAACGTCAACGGTCGGAGTATGGGCGAATCGTGAGCTTGGTGTTAATTCTGTAAATACCCCACTAATACGCTTATAAAGACTGATTTCAGTCGCAAAGTGAAACATAAAGTAGCCGTCTACATCGTCGCCTGCTACCTCTGGAACCATTCTGGCACCAATTAGCCAGTTTTGCGTAACTGAGGCGATCACCATTCCAGCATCTACAGAAACGATATAGTCTGCTGATGTTAGGGCGGCGGGATCTTGATAAACGTGCGGTACGCCACTTGTTCCTGCTGTTGTCCATCTGCACTGATTGTTTGAAACTGTATAGTCTGATCCGTCATTGGTGAACCAGTTAACACTATCTATTATCGTGCCGTCTGCGCGGTTAAAATCGTCTGAAAATGGCATCAGGCTTGTCTCTCATATGCGCCCATATCAACGGCAGCGCCAAAGGGTACAGTGTTACCAAGAATATCCCTGTTTGGATGTCCTGTTTGAGTTTTAGCAAGATTTATGCATAAAGTACTAGAGGCAGTTAGTTGATTGTCTGTTAATGGGTTTGCTAGGTTTGGATTACCTTGATTACTGTTAATATTTTGTAGTGGGTAAGCGGCTTGCCATGCTGCCAGATTCCCGTAAGTTACGCCGCCTATATCTGCTATTGATCCGGTATTTGTATAGTAATTATTATAATCAAACATCATGTTTGTTTGAGTACCGCTGACCTCTACGACTTCACGAGTGGAGGTTGTAGAATTTTTGTATAAGATATTGTTTTCAAAGAATGCATTGTTTACATTGTTTGCATTAACTTCTAAACATACCCCAGTAGGTCGGTCAGTTGTTACTGTATTATTATAGACCTCTACATTTCTCCATCTGTCGGTTAAACGAATACCACGACAAACGGAAACATTTGTGTCCATAACGATATTGTTGTATCGAACAATTACACCGTCACCTTCTACGAGTGAAGTCGTTGAGTCCTGATTATCAATAGCTATATAATAATTTCCACAATCAATAATATTATTATTCTCTGCCAGATAGTTAGTGGAGGCCCCAAATTCTAACCCGGCATCATTCCCCATCCCCATTGACAGCCCGACATTATCAATATTTGTGATCGTATTATTCGATGCGGTGTAGTTGTTTCCATCACGCATCTTAATCCCGCCTGAACTTGCAGATATGTTATTTCCGTCAAGCACAACATTGGTACATTCTTTGGAGATATACATCGCCCATTCTCGGTTTGTCACACCGATATTAGTGAAGGTTGAGTTTTTAACCGTTAAATCTGAGACGTGATAGGGGATAAATCCGTTTACTGAGATATTCGAGAAAGTGCAGGCGTCAATTATAATATTATTTAATGACGTAATATCAATATCGTTCCTCATTGAGATACCAGAACCACCCGCATCCCTGAAAGTAACATTAATAAAACTAATATGATGCATGATGTTTGCGGCATTGTTTGACCAGAAGAAGAAACAGACGTTATTCGATCCTGTCGCTCTTAGGTCTATGTCTTGCATGGTGAAATAGGACATTATTGATGAATTGGTGCAATTAACCGTAATTCCAGTGCCGCCATCTATTATGGGTAAAGCTCCGGACCCATAAGCGCCTAAAACAACATGATTATTTAATGCCCCGTTTGGACTACCCAGTGATCCGAAGCTTCCGTTCCATGTGTTCCCGCGCTCCATAAGTACCTGATCGCCTGGGTTGGCTGCTGATAGTAACGATTGCGCCCCGCTTAAGGTCTGTTTTGGGCCTGTACCTGCCGGGGCATTGGTTTGATTTTCTCCGGTCCAGGCATCATTACCATTAGTAAACGACACATAATAAACATTACCGACGACGACGGCGGCAGCCTCTTGTACGTAGTGGGTGTTATATTGTGTGTTTTGGGTGAGACCCGTTATTGCGGGGTATATGATATTTGTACTAGTAACTGTGGTGTTGGCTGCGCCTATTGCCGGGGTGCCTGCTGCGTTTTGGCCGTCTTTGATTTGTTGCGCCGTGGGGGTTGGGTCGCCAAATGGCACAATCACAACATAAGCCTGCCCGGTTGGTGTATCTGTAACGCAACTTAGCACGACGCTGGTTTGCGTTATGTTGCTTTCGTTATCAGACGAAATAACCGCCACGTCGAACACCCCTAGAAATAGTTCAAGTATAGATTGTATCTATGCTATGTCACTATTTCAATAGAGTTTTTCTGTTGCTTCTCTTTGAGATAATCTTGAATTTTAACTAGGACGTTTTCTGACACAAGCACGTCTCCAGCCTGTAGACCTGGATACTGATTAGGGCTTTCCACCTTCTGAGCGGTTTCTCCCTGCAATGCTTGGTGCAAAATCAGTTTCATAATTGTTAATTGGTTGACTCATAAGGGTTAGTCTACCAGATAATAAAAATAGTTCAATTAATACACTTACTTTTAGTTGTGCTTATTGTGCTTATTATGCTTGCTTATTTATAGGTGTTAACTATAATTAACTTACTAGCTACTTAATACATAACCAAAGAGGGTAAGACGATGAGAATTAATATACATGACATTATTAATGTTTTGCATTGTGATGAATCGCACGCTGAAAAAGTAGAGCGCCAGATTGACCGACTATCACTCATTGATTGGTCAGAGGCTGCCAGCAAGGAAATTAAGATTGCGGCTATTGAAGCAGATCAACTATTAAAGCAAGAGGATTAAATAATGACGATGAAAGCAAGATATCCAAAAAGAGGGTAAGGCAATGAAATTTGAATTAACAACAAATACAAAAGTTGCTTTTGATAAAACGCTTTTTCAGATTAGGGCGTTAATTGATTTCTCGCATGTTAAAGCCGGTGATCTTGGTGGATGGGTTGAAAAAGTAAATAATCTGAGCCAGTCCTGGGATGCTTGGGTGTCCGAGGATGCTTGGGTGTCCGGGGATGCTCAGGTGTCCGGGGATGCTCAGGTGTCCGGGGATGCTCGGGTGTACGGGGATGCTCGGGTGTCCGGGGATGCTTGGGTGTCCGGGGATGCTCGGGTGTACGGGGATGCTCGGGTGTCCGGGGGTGCTTGGGTGTACGGGGATGCTCGGGTGTCCGAGGATGCTCAGGTGTTCGGGGATGCTCTGGTGTTCGGGGATGCTCAGGTGTCCGGGGGTGCTTGGGTGT